GATGGCGTTTTCCAGTTGGAGTTGGAGTTCAAAACAGCATTGGCTGATTACACGCAAGCGCAATGATAGGTACAGAGGTATTAGTAGAAGGGTACTTACTAGACGTAGTATCGGGTGCAGACTTTTCGTTTAACTATGCGGTTAGTGATGTACGCGAACCCGACAAAAGACAAACCGAGTTCACCAAAACAATACGATGCGCAGGTACGGCAAACAATAATACGCTATTTGGCAACCTATTTGAAGCTGACATAGCAAACTTATACGATGCCAACCTTCCAAACATAGGGGCAAATTTTAACCCAAACAAAAAGGCAAGCGTTCAAGTATTGCACAACAGTTTGCCACAGCTAGACGGTTCGATGCAACTGCGAAAGATTAGCATAACTGAAGGGCTAATTGAATATGAGGTTGTATTCATAGGCAAGCTAATTGATATATTTGGAGTATGGGGTGACCAACAATTAAACGGGCGAGATGATGCAGGTAAACGCATTATTGACATTAGCGACTTAAACCATACGCTAACGGAAAGCAACCAATCGGCTACATGGTTTGCGCCTGTTGGTGTTGGTTACGTTTATCCGTTAATTGATTACGGAAGGAATACAATACTTGTTGATGCTTTTGGAACAAGGCGTTATCCTGTTATTGATTTACGTCCTGCGTTATACGTTCAAGAGTTATGGAATAGGATTTTTGCCTATGCTGGTGCTACCTATGAGGGGGCATTCTTTACGGATGGCACGTTTGAGCGTTTATGTTTGCCGTGGGTTAGTGGGTTTGAGCTAAGCGAGGATGACATAACTGCAAGAACAATTTACACGGAACGAAGCTCTCCAACGTCAATGTTTGCGGCTATATCAAACGTCCTTAATACTGATGTAGCACCCGTTAATCCATTTATGCAATACAACACCACAACGTCTACTATTACAATGGCTCAAAGTGGTGTCTATGTATTTGAGGGAGTTCTTAGCGTAACGGTTATAAGGACAAGTGCCGGGTTTGTTGATGGCACTTTTCAGATGCCTGTTGAAATTTATGTTAATGGTCTATTGACTGAAAATGCTGGATTTGCAGATGTTGATTTGCCTGCTACTGGTGAGCCTCTTGGAACTTCAACAACTACTGTTTGCGTATTTACATCTGCTGAAATACAGATAAATGCAGGCGATACGGTACAAGTAAAATACTCTACTTATTCCACTGCATTTGCTGTATTGAGTAGCGACTTTAGCGTGCAAATGAATTTAGGGACATTCATGCAATGTCGCGTTGTAAGTACAGAATTGCAGTACGGCAACATGGTGTACATGAATTTCGGTATGCCCGAAACGACAATCAAAGACTTCTTTTTGAGCATTCTAAAAATGTTCAATTTGTATATGACACCTAGCAAAACAGTAGATAGGCATTACATATTCCAAACCCGTAACGACTACTATGCAAGCGGAGTGCTACGTGATTGGACGTATAAGCTGGCACGCGATAAGCAGCTAAGCGTTACGCCAATGGGCTTGCTTTCGGGTCGGGAGTACGTATATACATATTCAGAGGATGGCGACTATTACAACGAGCGTTTCCAAAGCAACTACGGCAAGGCATACGGGCATAGGACACTAAACATTGACAACGATTTTGTGCCTGAAAAAAAGGAAACAAGCGTAGTCTTTAGCGGTACTCCGTTGGTTAACGATGGCGCAAGTAGCCGTATTATTCCAAAGATATACGATGCAGACATAAGCGAGGGAGCAAAACAAACGGATGCAAAAATTCGCATTCTTTACTACGGTGGGATGTTGGATAGCTTTCCAAGTTGGTCACATGAAATAGTTACAGGCACAGTAATAACATACGACCAATATCCGTATGCTGGGCATTGGGACAATCCAATAAACCCAACTCTAGATATAAATTGGGGGCTATCACAGGAGTATTACTATCAGGGTAATGGGGCAACTGGGCCAGTTCAAGTAACCAACAACAACCTATTCAAGAAGTACCACGAAGCGCAGTTCTTAGAATTAGCAAGCAAGGATAGTAAGCTAATCACAGCGATGTTCTATCTTACTGAATTGGACATTCAGCAGCTAGATTTCCGCGACACCATACTAATTGACCAAACCTACTACCGATTAAACAAGGTAATTGATTACAACCCGTTTAAAACAGGGCTAACTAAGGTCGAACTATTCAAAGCTGGTGATATTCTACTAGATGAAAAGAAAAGCGCGGCAATGGGTAGTGGAAAGTCTTTAGGTAGTGGCAGGCTACTAGAACTTGCGCCACTTAACCCATCAAAAAGGCTACTTAACGGCAACCAATTTGAGCCGTTTCAAGGTAAGGTAGTCGGTCGCGAAAACGTGGTAAGTCCAAACGCGGTCGGGTTCTTTGTGCAAGGTGATAATAACAGGGTAGGCGCAAGTAAAAACGTAACTTTAATCGGGTCAAATAACGTGGTAGCAGATGGCGTGGAGAACGTTACTGCTATCGGAGTGAGCAACCTTAACATTACCCAAAGCAATACTACAATCAATGGAGATGGGGGGGTTCAAGTTGCAACGCTTGAATTAACAAGCGCACAAATACTAGCACTAAATACAACGCCTGTTTCCTTTGGAATAACAGTTCCATCGGGATACTATGCTTGTCCTCTTTTCTGTCAATTTAGCGGTGATTTTAACACAGTAGCATACGCAACTGCTACCACAATAACGGTATACACTCAAGGTTCAGCAAGCCTTTTGTTTAGCGGTAATTTATTAGCCTTTGGAGTAGATACGTTTGTGGACATACCTAAAGTTTTTGCATCCGTTAACAACGCTCAATTCTTAAACGGAAACATATTGGTGTCTGTTTCGGGGGCATCAAACCCAACGGCAGGCAACAGCACAGTTAAATTATACCTCACTTATATACTCGTTCAAATCTAAGCTATGGCCGAAACTAGGAAAATAATGATTGACGTTGAAGTCAATCCATCGGGGGCAAGTTTGGGTAACGTAAACAAGCAACTCGATGAAACAAAGACTCGCGTTAAGAACTTAAAAGACGAAACTGATAAGACTAGCAAGTCTATGGGGCAAGGCTTTACAGCAGGCGCAAATGCAGCGGCTTTAATACCGGGCCCGATTGGACAAGCGGCAACTTCAATAGGTGGATTAACAGGCGCGGTTGCTACTCTAAAATTGGCTTTTACTACACTTAAAGGAGCATTAATAGCTACGGGCATTGGTGCATTTGTAGTAGTAGTTGGGACACTTATCAGCTATTTTACAAGTACGGAGGCAGGAGCGCAAAAGCTACGTGTTATTATGGCCACGTTGGGGGGGGTGGTTAGCACGGTAAGTAACGCCATGATTGGGCTACTGCAAGGCTTAAAGGCTATTGCAAGCGGTGACATATTAGCAGGAATTTCAAAGATTGGTGATTCATTTAGCAACTTAGGTAGTAAAGCGGTAACGGCAGCAAAGCAAACTAACGCATTAGAGAATGCGATGAATAAAGTACTTGAAGCGGAGGACGAACTAGGGGTAAAGCGTTCAGAAGCAAACAAGGAAATAGCCAACGCTAGAATGATAGCGGATGACTTAACCAAATCAACAGAAGAAAGGGCGCAAGCAATTAGGGATGCTGGCAACGTAGAAGAACAAGTAGCGCAACAGGAACAAGCAATTGCAGCGGAACGGTTAAGAATACTTGAAGAGCAAAAGAAGGCAAGGGGCAAAGCAAGTGAAGAAGAAAACGATGCAATAGACGCGGCAAAAATTAGGCTTAACGACTTGGAACGCGAAACTACAATGCGCCAAAAGCGGTTAGGTACTGAATTGCAAGGGCTAAAAAATGAGCAGGATGCACTAGACAAAGAACGCGATGATGCAAGGTTAGCCAAAATAAAAGCAAAGAACGAAGCGGAGGTAGCACTAGCCAAAAAACTAGCAGAAGAAAAAAAGGCAGCCGAAGAAGCCGCAATAAAAGCAGCTGAAAAGAGAATAGAAAACCAAGATAAAATTGATGAATATATCTCGGAGCGTAAGGCGGTTACAGCGGAAGAAGAACTACAATTAGATATTGAACAAGCGCAAAAGGCGGAGCGGTTAAAATATGAAGCGGTTGTAGCGGCGATTAATGAAAACCAAGTTAATGAACAACTTCGCAAAGAAGAATTAGCTGAAGCGGAGGACTTGTACCTACGTGAGCGAATGCTTGTAAAGGGCGCTATTGAAACCGAGTATTATGAAAAGAAGCTAGCCGATGCCAAAAAAAGCGCGGAGGACATAGCAAACGCTGAAAAAACTGCCGCAGAAAAGGAAATAGAAGCGGCTAAAAAAATAAAAGATGCTAAAATAAAGGCGGCACAAAGCACCGCTCAAGTTCTTGGCTCAATAGGTCGGCTAATGCAACAGCAAGGACTGGAAAACACGGCAGCGGCTAAAACATTGGCAGTAGCCGAAATTGCTATAAATATGGCTATTGGAATATCTAACGCTGTGGCATCAGTTAAATCAGCGACATCCCCGTGGGAAATGATAGCTGGTATTGCGGCAGGCATTGCAGCTGTAACTGCTGGCATTGTTTCAGCAGTAACGGCATTAGATAGCGCAGACGTTCCGGGTCCATCTGCAGCTGGCATAGCTTCGGGGGCTGGTGCAGGCGCAACAGCAGCACCATCATTTTCTCCAGTCACAACCAACACAACGCAACTAGGCAACACGCAGCAAGCTGAACTAGCACCCGTTCAAGCCTATGTAGTTGAAACGCAAATCACAGGTTCTCAAGCAAACATTAATCAAATAGAATCACAGTCCACTTTTGGAGGTGGGTAAAAACTAAGGCAATGGAAAACAAAATAATTGAAATGACTATTGACGAGTTGGACGATGAAACAAGGGTTGAAAAAATATCCTTTGTAGACGACCCTGCAATTAAAAGAGAATGGTTAGCCTTCCAAAAACACGGGCAAACGTTCAAAATCCAAAGCGAAGAAAAGCGCATAGTATCGGGCGCGCTAATGGTTGCCGACTTGCCAATTTTTAGACGGTCAAAAACAGGCGAAGAATACTACGTTGTTTTCAATGCCGAAACCATTAAGAAAATCGTTTTCAAATTCATGCGCGAGGGTAGGCTTTCAATGGTTAACGAGATGCACGAAAAAGATGTGGATGGCGTGTTCATGTTTGAAAGTATATTGATAGATGAAGAACGCGGCATAGGTACTCCAAGCGGTCACGATACGCTACCAAATGGCAGTTGGTTTGGATCGTTCAAAGTAGACAACGATGCGGTTTGGGCTAAAGTTAAGGATGGCACGTTTCGCGGTTTTAGCGTGGAGGGCATCTTTGACGAAGCTATCGAACGCGATATTGATAGCCGCATTATTTCAGCATTGCGCGAAATTTTAGAAGCTAATTGAACACCAACACCATTAAATCTATTTAGACAAAATCGAACCTATGAATTTAGAACAGACAATCAAAGAAAAATTGGGCGACATTAAGAAATTATTGTTTGCAACGGCCTTGAAATTTGAGGACGCAAAATTGATAGATGGCACGCTAGTACGCATTGAACCTGAAGTAGCTATAGGCGCATTGGTTCAAGTTATCGGAGCAGATGGAACATTGTTACCAGCACCCGATGCAGCACACCAACTAGAGGACGGCAGCGTAGTTACAACTGAAGCTGGTTTAATTACTGAAATCATACCAGCACCTGAAGCTGAAATAGTTGTTGAAGAAATGGAGGTTGCTCCAAATGCTCCAACACTAGCGCCACAAAAGCCTGCATTCAACATGGATGAAATACAGGCCGCAGTTATGGCGAAGATTAACGCTTCGATTGGTGACCGTATCAACAACCTTAAATTTGAGAATGAAGCCATCAAAGCTGACAACGCTAATTTGAGAAAAGCGGTTAACGAAATGGCTGACCTTTTTGAAAAATTCGCTACAACACCAACAGCAACACCAACCAAAGCCGTGAAGAATTACTTCAAAAAAGAAGATGCGAACGGACTTGATAGGTGGTTAGAAACACGTAAGAAAAAATAAAAAAATAACATTTAAAAAATTAACATAATGGAATTTGCATTTAACGTAAACGGCTTAGTAGCTTACATCGAGGAGAATCGTTTCCCTTTGATGGCTGGTACTATCAACAAAGCCAAAATGATGAATTTGGTAGAAGTAATGCCCGGTGTAAAAGGGCCATCTAAACTACCTATCCTTACTCAATCGGTTTTCTTCCAAGCAGACGGATGTTCTTTTGCAGCAACTGGTAACACTACCTTTACTCAAAGAACGCTTACTCCGGGCAAGGTTAAAATCAATGACGAATGGTGTCCTAAAGATTTGGAAACCCGTTTCTTCGTTACCAAAATGAGAGCTGGTGCGCATTCTGAAGAAGTTCAACCTGCTGAAGTATGGGCTAAAATTATGGAGGTTTATTTGGCTAAAGTAGCTTTGGAAATCGACAAAAACATTTGGAAAGGTAGCCTTTCTGCTCCAACGTCAAACAACGGTGCATACTGGGATGGCTTTATCACTACAATCGGAAGCGGTTACATCAATGCAAACCTAGGCGGCACTCCACTTACAACTGCATTCACAGTAACAAACGCGCAAGAGATGGCGTTCCGTTTGTACAATTCACTTGCTGGCGCAGGACTTACTTCTAAGACCGACCTAGTTGCTTTCGTAGGGTACGATACTTACGCGGTTCTAGTACAAGCGTTGGTAGTAGGCGGTGCAACTTACGGTGTTCAAATCAACAGCGGAGTTAATGGTGCAACTGACACCAATGCAAGCGAAGGTCTTAGCTTCCCGGGTATCAACTTGAAGTTCATACCTGTAGACGGTTTGACTGGAGTTAAAAGTGTATATGCTGGTTCTGCTTCTAACTTCTACATTGGAGTAGATGCTGAAAGTGACTTTGATTCTTTGGAAGTATGGTACTCTAAAGACGAGCGCAAAGTAAGAGTAGCAATGGAGTTCAAAGTGGGTACGCAGGTTGCTTTCCCCGGTGAAATTGCTGCAATAGTTCTTTAATTTATTCATCTAAGGGCGCGGGCTTAACTGCTCGCGCCTTTACTATACACTAAAAAAAATGTGCTTATTAACACAAGGTTTTACTTTAGGATGTCGTGAAGACATTGGCGGCATTAAATCGGTAAGGTTTGCACGCTACAGTGATTACGTTGCTCTTGGAGCGGTTGCCACTACTGGACAAATCGCATCATTTGCTACACCATCTGCAGTATTTAGAAAGTACGAGTTGACCAAAGAGGAAAGTATGTTTTCAGATGATCCAACTGCAGGCAATCGCAACGGGTCACTCCACTACGTGCCATCTTTGACATTTGTACTTCGCAAGTTGGACGTTGCAAAGCGTAACGAAATGCAACTACTTGCAAAGAATAGGGTAGTAGCAATTATCGAAACGAACGAAGCCACACCTACTTATTGGGTTGCTGGATATGCTAACGGATTGGACTTCGCTACAGGCACAGGCTCGACTGGTACGGCCTTTGCTGATTTGAATGGCTACACAATGTCCTTCAATGGTTTAGAGCCTAATCCAATGCTCGCAGTTCCGACCGCTTTACTTGCATCAATAACCGCCTAAAAACGGTTTTACATAGGGATTTAGATAGGCCGTTAATAGCGGCCTTTCTTTTTGAAACACTTTAAGCATTTTACCTATTTAAGCAAAATACTTACTATGGCAACTACAATAACAAACGCTACTTTGACCGTAACAATAACGGAAGCGGTAAGCCTTAATAACAAAAGCTACGGCAACTCTAATACGCTTACAATTCCAAGCATAAACGAAGTTGACCAACGCATTTTAACTATACCTACCAGCGAGGTGACCGTGGTTAACTATGGCGCAGCGGTGGCAGCGGGTACCTTTGTGAGAACAGCGGTTAAATACCTACGCATTACGAATAAAGATGACACCAATTTTGTTAGCATTCACATTACAGCAGCAGCGCATAATGTTTGGGTTAAGTTAGAAGCTGGTAAATCGTATGAGTTGCACAACGGACTTGTTGAAACTGGAGCATCTTTTTCTGCTTGGGGAAACATCACAGCGATTAGCGCAATAGCAGACACCGCAGCAGTTGATATTGAGTATTTCATCGCACTTACCTAATGATTAGGATAACCAAAGGGCAAGCGAACACAGTAATAGTGACCACTACCGAAAAGGGAACGGCACTACATTACCTATTTGCCTTTGAGAACCTTACTAGCATGGTAACACAATACTGCATAGCTGATGACACTAGTGCTTTTCGTGACCGCTATAATGCGTTTACTATTACGGAAACGGCAAACCCCGTAGCTGTGAACGGTCAAGTCAAATTGACTTTAGAAGGGGAATATCGCTACGTAATTTATGGGCAAGCAAGCGCAAGCAACCTTAACCCAGCAGGATTAACAGCATTTGAAAGTGGTATGTGCATAGTAACTGGCACAACTACAGCAACACCAACATACACGGGTAATGATGCCCAAACATTCGCGGTTTACAATGGGTAAAAATAGCTTTTCAGTCTTAAATTTTGCCGCTCATAAAGTACCAGAGTTCAAAGAACAACAGTCCAAAGATTGGATTTTGTACGGAACCAGCGAAGGATGGGTGAACCAATACCCTGACTACCTACTTCACATTTACGACCGTTCTGCAAAGCACTACGCAATCGTGAACGGCAAAGTTGATTATGTTATTGGGCAAGGTTTGAGCGTTAACGAAAAGGGATTAAACACAGAGCAGATAGCGCGGTTAAATAAATTCATTTCAGAGCCAAACCCAAACCAAACCTTAGAGGACATTATCCAAATGTGTTCTTTGGACTTAGAGATTTTTGGAGGTTTTGCACTTGAAATTCTGTACGATAAGAAGGGCGGCTACCAAATGTATCATGCAGAGTTTGCAAAGTACAGGGTAAGCAAAGACCAAAAGACCTACTACCATTGTGCAGATTGGAAGAAAGCTAAACCCGAAACAATCGAACCTATTGAAGCTTTTGATTATACCAAAAAAAGCGGTAAGCAGTTACTTTATATCAAAGCATACCATCCAAAGGCCGACTACTATCCTTTGCCGCCTTATTTGGGTGCAATCCCTTACATCGAACTAGATAGCGAAATTGCGAACTTCCATCTTAACAGCGTTAAAAACGGCTTTGTTGCTGGCTTTATGTTTAACTTCTTC